CTCTACACTCCCAGTGAACCACGTTAACGACATCGGATTTGTCACCGACACTGTTGAGGCTATCGACCTGCACTATTACCCATTCTGCTGCCATGATTACTCTCCTTCGAGTATGTTAACCCGCTCAGTAAGAGCGAGGTTTTGAGTTCTTAATTCTTTAATGCACTCAACCAAAAGCGGGATGGTTGCGTCGTACTGCATCCCTAATTTTTCGTTGCCGTCATCGTCGGTTGTGTTTTGGTCAACCACCTCTGGAAGTACTGGCCCTAAATCGTTTTCAAGCCAATCCTGTGCTATAAGAAATGAACGCCTTTCCCGATCATCAGGATCGGTCTTGTAAAGGCCAGTCATGCCGCGACAGTCTTTAATTTTGTCGAGCGCGTTTGTAATTGGTTGAAGAGATTTTTTGTAACGCTCGTCACTTACGTTAGTCCAACCCGCCGCCGTATTTGTTTGATAAACCCCTGCGCTACCAATTCCACCGAGGCCGCTGCCCGTTCCCATGTACCAGTTTGTATCGGTTCCGCTTTTAAAGCCGATATGTGATTCCACATCAGATGTTTTAAGCTGGTAAATTTGTAGCGCATCACCGTCGGGCGTAACCATGCTAAGACCGCTGCCGTTTGATTTATCAGCGGCAAAAGTTGCAAGGGTGCCACCATGTATTCCCATTGCGACGTTGCCGTTTACATCTACTTGGAAGTTCGTCGTTCCCCCACTGATACCGGAGGAACCTGACCGAACATTAAAGCCGCCAGTCTTTGTTACGTAAAAGTTATGGCTTTCGTCAGTAAAAATATTTGCGCTTTCAGTCCCAGCCGTGACCATGCCAATGCCGCAGAAGTCGGCATCGCCACTGGTCGATGATCTCAGGTAAAGACAGTTTTTTGACCAGCTAGGCGCCTGAACATTTATCATTCCCGATGCGCTAGTCGTCCCAACAGAAAATTCGCCTGATGTGGATATCCTGGCCCGTTCGGTGCCAGCCGTCTGAAAGGTAGTCGTGTTGCCTTGGATGTTTTCTATCACCTTGGTGTAGGTGCCGTTATTGTAAGTCCGCAAACTAAGTCCCGAGTTGTTTCCCCCGGACCCCAAACTATCGATCTGACTAATGCCATAAGCTCGCATATACATATGCAAGCCCGCCGCATTGCCTGTTCCTGAGAGGGCTGTATCCGACGACTGTGCCGCCAGACTCAGACTGGCTATCGGGGCCGTACTACCAATACCCACCTTGCCATCAGTCTTTACCGTCACCTTGACGCTATCGTTGGCGGTAAGATTGAGATCGTGATTTGATCTGGTCCCTATACTTTGCGCCCCGTGAGTATCACTCGCCAACATTTGCAAAACGTGATCGTTACTTGAAACCAACAACGCCGAATATGTCGAAGCGTTATGCACTTGCATCGTTGTCCCGCCAAAAGCCGAAGGAGCAGTGGTCCCAACGCCCACATCACCCACCGAATTAATAATCATTCTAGTGGCAGCGGCAGAGTCGTCTCGAAACTCTAAAGCATCAGCAACCGTATCACTATTGTAGACACCCCAATTACCATGCCCTGAAAGCAATTCAACGCCAGCTACATGACTGCCCGTACTCTCTATTCGCAAAACTGATGTGTCGGCTGCGGCTGCGGATAAATGGGCTAGTCTGCCAGGGGCCGCTGTGCCGACGCCAATCGTCCCAGTAGTCGTAACTTGCCCATCGCCACGAACTCGAAAGGGAACTTCGGACCCGTTATTTCCTACACATTCAATGAAGTCGAAGGCGCTGTTTGCTGCTCGAACTGACCACGGCTGCAAAATATTTCCTGTGTAAGATGCGTGGCTTCCAATAACCCTCATCGAATTAGTTGCGGCACCGGAAGTGGTGACATACATAGCCTCGCCGTTGACATCGACAGTCGTGTGACCATTCACATCAAGAGCCGTTAACGCGCCTAACGAGGTAATATTGGTTTGCGCTGCTCCTGTAACCGTAGCCGCTGTGCCAGATGCGTTACCTGTGACGTTGCCGGTTAGATCGCCTGTGACGTTGCCGGTTAGATTGCCTGTGACGTTGCCGGTTAGATTGCCGGAAAAAGTTGAATTGATTGTGCCACCACCAACTTTATCTCCACTAATCTGATCGTTTGCGAGTGTGAGGGTACCCGCTGATACGTCCAGAGTTTTGCCCGATCCAACTGTTACGTTAGTACCGCTGATCGCGCCTCCGGTTATGGCTACGTTGTTACCGGACCCAGCATTAAAGTTTCCAAATACTTCTACTTCAAGATGGTCCCCGGCATCTGCGCCAGCGGTTAACGTGACGCTGTTCGCACCTGTGTTAACCGTATAATCCGTAGTCGGGATAATTCTGATGCCATTGAGGTAAACGTTAATTAGTCCAGCTTCGTCAATGACCAAGCTGTTACTGGCGGTATCATTCCCACTAAATACTGTTTGGTTAGCGGTCGCCGTATAAATAAAATCAGTTTTAATCCCTGAGACAGAAGAACCTGTTTCCTCCCAGTTAGAACCGTCCCAAACCTGCATCGAACCGTTAGTGCTATTAAAGTACATAGCCCCGACAATTAAGGTCGCGCCGTCATTGTCTGCGCTGGGAGCGGAAGATTTAGCCCCAAGATAACGATCATCAAAACTGTCATAAGAGGCTGCCGCATTTGTTGCGGACGTGGCTGCCGCAGAAGCAGAAGAAGTTGCAGACGATGCAGATGAGGTTGCTGAAGTTGCAGACGATGCCGCAGAGGTCGCAGACGATGCTGCGTTAGTTGCAGACGTCGCTGCCTCGGACGCTTTCGTTGTAGCTGTCCCCGCCTGGGTCGTCGCGGTTCCCGCCTGCGTCGTTGCTGTTGTCGCTGAAGCGGCTGCATTCGTTGCGGAAGTGGAGGCTTCTGAGGCTTTCGTTGTTGCTGTTGATGCCGAATTTGTCGCGGAAGTGGCGCTCGATGCCGCGTTCGTAGCGGATGTCGATGCTTCAGATGCTTTTGTCGTTGCGGTTGACGCAGAACTAGACGCACTTGTCGCAGAAGATGCTGATGCAGTAGCGCTGCTTGCTGAGTTTGTTGCAGACGTAGCGGCGTTCGTCGCGCTTGTCGCGGCGTTCGTTGCAGACGTAGACGCCTCAGACGCTTTAGTTGTCGCCGTACTAGCCTGGGTGGTTGCTGTTGTTGCAGATGTTGCAGCACCCGTTGCGCTTGTTGCTGCGGCGGTAGCCGAAGCGGCTGCTGCCGTGGCTTGGGCAGCGGCTCCCGAAACGTCTATCAATTTTGTCGTGGTTGCTGCGCTGGTAAAAGCGCCCTCGCTACCAAACGTGACACCAGAAGTGGCAACGCCGTCAACGATATAAACATCAGTGTTGGCTACGGTGACAATATCAAGATTGTGGTAGGTGTTTGAGCTTGAGAAAGTACCCCGTGCCTTAAAGAAACTTGTTATATCTACGAAGCTCGTCGAGGCATCTCCGCTACGAACCTGTAATTTTTTACTGGTCTCTTCGTATCGGAACGTCCAAATATCTGTTTTTAAGAGACCGGAGTTACTGCCATCAAAAAGATCGTCCAGCATATCATATAGCTGGCGATTACCAATTTCGGCTGCTTCGAGATAGGTGTCTAAGACGTGTTCTCCAGACTTAGACGATCTAAATCTAATCTGTTCTCCGGTAGGTTGTGTTTCACTCATTTCAAATATCCCATATCGACCATCAACCGCACTAACTTAGTTTTCGTTAAAGCGTATTTGTCGTCTGGTTTGTTTTCGACGGCGGCACGAAGTTCATCAATGTTTGAAACTAAGGCGGCTATGTCGTCTTTGAGAGTGGCGACTTCTTTTTTTACCAGCTCTATTTTCTTCTCGGCTTCTGACATCATCTCGTCATCAGCAGCATCAATATATTGAAGTGTCTTTAATGGTACGTCAGACCGGAGAGCTTCCTTGACTTCCTTGCTCATTAAGCGGCTCCTTGCATTGGAACGAGATTTCCAGCTTCAACGTTGCGTTGGACTTCCTCATTTGGCTGAACCGAAGCACCACGCATTTTTTCCATCATTGCCATTTCCTGAGACGGTGACGGTCCTTGCTGCTGGCGCTCTTCGTCGCTAATACGGAAACGGTCGAGGTCTGTAATACCCATAGCCCTGATTGCTTCTTCCGCAATCATGCCAGCTTTGTATTCCATGTTGAGGCCAGTTTGAGACATGATCTGGAGCATCTGCATCCACGTCTCAGCGTTTCGAGTTGGTTCGATTGGAAGTGTGCCGTCTATCACAAGGTAATCAATCTCACCTTGAAGGTCTTCGGACACACTGTAATCGAGGTAGCCGTCTTCTTGCTTGGCCGAAAGCTGAGTTGGCGTGTTAAGAGGATCGAGCTTGATAGCCCCTTTCATTGTTAAGGCGTCTTGAATGTTTCCAACCATCATTCTGACGAGGGGTCGGACTGTCGTTGCCGACATAATTCGGGCGATCACACCGAGCCGTTGTGAACCGAGTTGCGTAAGTCGCTGTATTTCAGTGGCAGTTCTTACGTCTGGAGTTGGAACGCCCTGCTGCGCGTCTGAGGCAGCGCTTACGCGTTGCTTTAACTCACCCATCGCAGCAATGTCGTTAAAGTGTCCCTTGGTAACATCTGGGACTTGAGCGATAAAAACGCCATCCCCAGGTTTTGTTCCGGGGAGAGTTCGAACAACGCCCCAAGGGTTTCTATCTATTAAGTCTGGAACACTGACTTGTGTCGGGTCAACAAAGATGAGGTTGTTAAGAGCCGCGCTGATGTTATCGATGCGAGACCGCATTAGGTAAGTAGCGATGTCGTGCATCGGCATCATCACATCATAGAGTGATTGGCCGTAAGTTTTATGTGTGTCCTGATAAAGTCCTCCGATAACAACGGGGAACTGTTTGCCATAGGGATTTAATTGAAACCTTATGACAACGTCTTCATCGAGTATTGTGACAAGAAGCCAGACCTGTTCGATGGACGGAATGCCAATCTCATGGCCAGACATCCTGACCCATGCTTCGTCGACTGTCCTCGCATCACCAAGAGTAAAGTATGCATGGTCCGCCCGTTCACGTTGATGTGGTTGGTTTGGATCAATGGAAAGACCCTTGCCTTCTTCTGCGTGAAAACGGTGAGCAGACCAGCCAGCCTTTGCTGGTGCGGTTAGATGTTGGAGGTGTGGGAACTTCTTTAGTTTTGGGTAGAGGCTGCTGTGCTGTAGTGCGTTGTATGAGAGGAAGTCAGAGAAGACGATGAACTGCATATTATCCCAGTCACCCCAGTTAACGCGGGGATCAGGGAAACAACGTCTTGGATCAAAGTTAACGATGGTGTTTTGATTTTGCTTCTGGTCCCAGACGAGTTTAGTCGGGGCAAAACCATAGCGAACACTATCAAGCAACATTTGTGCGAGGCGAGCTTCCCCCGCCGTGCGCCTCATCTGTTGGTGAAGTACTCTTTCCAAGATGAGAGCCGCGTCTCTGCTTTGACGATTAACACCCTCAAGCTGGAACATAGGATTACGGCCACCCAAAGCAGCCATAAGATAGGTAAGAACAGTATCCGAGACAGCGCGTGTGTCAGCGATGACAGCCTTTTCCCTGAAATTTGTCGTATCTGGTGGAACATAGACATCGTGTGCTCTGTCAGCCTCCTTCCAATGTGAATATCGGCCTTTGATTTTGTTGTAAGACATATCGACCATCGACTTAACGTAGTCGACAATACGACGCTCTTGATCTTCAGTGAGGTCAGCGGAAATATCTTCCCATCCCACAAGTCGTTCTGCGAACTCTGAAAGATCAACAACGACCCCGCCCGAATGTGGTAACTCGTAGCGTGAGCCGAGATATTTAGTTTGAACTTCTTCAGCCATGTGAAATTTTTAACCCTTTAAGGGGCTGGTCGTCGTCCCGATCACAATCCCCAGCCATTGAATTTTGGAATTTTCTTAGACACCCTTTCTCGCAAGGATGAACCAAGACTGTCAGTTAAAGAGTTAAGTGATTGAGAAACATCACCAGACAGCTCGAACGCTTCGGGACTTACAGACGTTCGTGACAGGACATCGATTGAAATTGTCATGGCGTCTACTTGGTCGTCATGGATGCCATTGGGGAAAGAAACAGTTTCGTCCATGAAATCATCAAGCCAGCTTGCATTTTCTGGCACAAAGATGCGTCCGCCCTGAATGAGCGGAAGTATTGCGCTGACCCGCGAGACTTTGTCATGGACAACTTTGTACGGAATGATGGCCATGCCACTTTCCCGTTTAAGTTCTTGGATAATGGATTGGCCGGAAGCCTTGTCCTCTATATACATGGCGCGAAGAGCTTTCCCCCGCCACTGATTGTTGATCTGGACTAGACGTTGCTTGAGTTCTGGGAAGTCCCACTTACCGCGTGTGACATTTAGGATGTAGATATCGCCAGTTCTGTCTATTCCGGCGATGACATAACAGGAATAGTCTGCGCTTTCCGTCTTTTTAAAGGCAGTATCTACCCCAATCACCACCGCAACGAAGTTTTCTGGCCTTAAATCTTCAGGATAAAAGCGCCACCACTCCGATTTTATAAGGTTTCCACCCTCGATGTAGGGCATTTGTTGGTAAAGTGAGGCAAATTCGCGGGGGTTTAGGCGCTCTCTGCGCCTTAAATCCTCTATATTAAAGCGTTCTGGCCACAATGCTTGGCCATTTGCATTGCTTTTTGTCTCCTTAATTGCGGGAAAATTGATGTGTTTCCACCTTCCTTCTGCCCAATCCTCGGTAGCAATCAGTCTTCCGGCTAAATCATCGGGGTGCCAGCGGGTTAGAATGATGATTTGCTTGGGTGTTGTGCCGTCTGCTTCTGGCTGAAGGCGAGTAGAAAGGGCTGAAGCGTAGTAATTCCAAGTCTTATTTCGCTGGGTCATGCTCTCGGCGTCTTCACGAGACTTGATTGGGTCGTCCACTATAAGAAGGTTGGCCGGACGACCGGAGGTCGTGCCGCCTACGCCGACACCGTAATAGGCTCCCCCTACTTCTGTGCGCCAGACGTCTGCTGCTCGACTGTCAGTGGAGAGAGTAAAGTTGGGAAACGCTTGATTGAGTATCTTGTCTTCTACTACTGAACGTATTTGGCGCCCGAAGTCTGTAGCCAGTTGAGAGTTATACGAAGACGACATAACAAATCGGTTTGGGTTCTTGGCCATGAAGTAGGAAGGGAACAGGACTGTACCGAAGGTAGACTTAGCGTGGCGCGGCGGCATGGTGATGAGGAGGTTTGAGCAACCAAGAGTTCCTTTCTCCAGGCGGTCAAGAGCATCGATCAATTCAAGTTGAAAATCTGGAAATTCCCATTTGGGATAAAGTAGTTTGCAAAATCCCAGAAAATTTTCTTGTGCGTCGGCAAGTCTTAAAAGGTATTTGGCAGCCTCTTGTTGGGTAAGGTCAGCCATTCTTTGCTTTCATTAATCGAGCGCCGATTAAATCGATAGCAACCGCCCTATCATGGATCGTTCCCGCCATGATCTTTGCGACATGATCCATTACCGCCTCTTGTTTTCGGTGTTCTGGTACGTCTGACAGGTCTAGTTCAGACATTGCCTTACCGAATTGTTCAGGGGTTATTGATGACTTTAGGGCGTCCTTTTGAAGGTTCTTCACTAACATCCGTTATCTCCGTTGCTGTAACTTCAATTCCCGCCGCAATGCGTTCCAGCTCGTCACGCGACAGATCGATGATCTCCTTGTTGTTAATTTCATGTTGGTGGTAGCTGGCAGACAGGTCAGGAACCACTTTCGATAGCAGGGTTCCGAAAACTCGCGCCTGAGTTGGGGACCATTCTCTTGATCCTTCGACAACTTGGTTGGCCCAATCAATCTGGGTCTTCACCATTGTCGCAATTTGACCCCTCAGTTTCGCAGATTGGGCTGGCGAAAGACGGGTTTGCTCCGCTTTTGATAGAGCGGTGGACATATGTTTGGTTGTTTTCTGCTCTTTAGCCATTTTTCTTGCCTTCTGACGGCACTTTATCGAGCAGTTCTGCATCCTTTCGTCGTGAGATGGCTTGCATTCGAACTCCTTTCCGCAGGTTACGCAGGTCTTAGTGTGGTGTTTGTGGGGCATTATCATTAGGACGTTTCACTTTTAGCTACGATTGGTCGTGAGGTAGGGGAGTCGATCCCGCGCGGAAGTCAACGGCGGCGGCACCCCACGCCCCCCCGTGAGGAGCCGCAGGCACACGCGCATTTTCCGAAGGAACTTTTGTTGGTTGCCACCGATTTTTCGATTTCGGTTGAGGCATCTTTACGCTCAGACAGAGGAGATCAACATGAGCACATACACAGGCAAGACCCTCAAGGAAATTTCGCAACTCGTAGCCGAAGGCAACGACATAGCGGACGCCATCATCACGCTGCAAGAGCGGGCCGACGCCAAGCCGGGAACCTACAAGGCGCGGCGTTGCGAGATCGCTATCGAGCAGCTCCAAGACACGGGCGCGTTGGACGTGAAAGCGTGTTTCCAGGGCGCGAAGCAAGAGCCCGCGAAGAAGCCTGCGCCGAAGGCGAAAGCCTCGCCAAAGGCTGACCCGATGGCGGTCGCCGCGAAAGCGATGGCTGACGTGGGTATGGACGCAAGCGCAATCGCTGCGTTCTTGACTGCCGCTTCCAAGAAGTAATTGCGTAGGCGCGGAGGGCTTCGGCCCTTCGCGTTTTTTTTGTGTCCGTATCATGGATTTTCCCATGAAAACAGGCGAATTCAGCACGAATTTGCACACATTCGACACTAACCCATTGAAATTCCACGCTTTCCAACCTGCCTCATGCAGGTTCGAGAGCTTTTTGATGCGATCTTCGAGTTCAAAACGTTTCAGTTTTTTGCTCCGTTCGGTCTTCGACACTATCCGTACACCTATTGCGTCAAATAGTTACACATTACACGTCTTTTTGTCATCCCGTTTGACATCCGACGTCAACTGTACATACACTGTACAACCCTTTAGACAGGAGGTTTGCATGAAAGATACCGAAAAGCGTTGGAAAGATAGCCAGTCGGCTGTCGGTCAGAAGGTCTGCAACGCAACAATCCTAGTGCTCGGCGCTATGGTTTTCGCGCTCATCGCTATCGAGTGGATGGCTGGGTGCGGAGAGGTAACGCACTACGCCAACGGCACTTGGAAGACGAACCAGTGCGTATTCTATGACCGACCCATCAAGACTGGGAGGTGGCAATGACCGTCGATGACACCAAAAAGCGTTGGTGGGCTTGGCACAAGGCCAATCCACACGTCTGGGATTTGTTCGAGCGTTTCACGCTCCAGGCTATCGCGGCTGGCAAACAGCACTCGTCTGCATGGCTCATCATCAATCGTATCCGCTGGGAGAACGAAATCGTCACACGAGGCGGTGAGTTCAAGATCAGCAACGACTTTATCGCCTACTACGCGAGGCTGTTTCACGCATATCACCCACAACACGACGGGTTCTTCCGCACGAAGAGCCTCAAAGACGAAAGGGCTGCGGCATGAAGCCATACCAAACTGAGTTCCGAAAGCGCGTGGATGGGCTCTACAACAAGTGGGAGCAAATACATCCCGGCGTTTTGTTCCACGACATCACCATTTTCGAGACAGATGAGATCACAGGTTGGGAGAGCCAGCCGATCTGGGTCGTTACAGACGTCGTTAGCCAGCCACCGAGGAACGACCAATGAGCTGCGACAGCACGGTCCAAGTTTGGGTGCCGAACGGCGGCAAATACCACAATTACAGGGAGGTCACGTACACCTGCGGATCGACTGGCATCGACGGCCAAGAGGTGCGCTGCGACAACTGCTCGACGGAGAGACCTTGGTACATATGTCCACACGGCAAGGACATCAGCGTGACCGGATACTGCGGTCGTTGTGAGCTGGAAGAATGAGCACGACCCTCGCGTGTCTGGCTCTCGCTGTCTATTTTGAGGCCAGAGGCGAGCCGCTTGCGGGTCAAGTTGCTGTCGCCAATACCATCATCAATCGTGTCGACGATGACCGCCATCCAAACAACGTCTGTGACGTCGTCAAGGAAGGGCCAAAGCATCCCTCTGGTCATCCTCGACGCCATCGCTGCCAGTTTTCATTCTATTGCGACGGAAAACCCGAACGAATTACCGACAAAGACGCGTGGGAAACAGCCGAGCAGGTTGCCAGACACGTCTTGAGCAACTCTCTCGATATTTCGCAGGGAGCGACCTTCTATCACGCCGACCACGTCAGCCCACAGTGGCGGTACACCATGCGCGTGACAACCAAGATCGGGAGGCACGTGTTTTATCAACCCTAAGAAGAGGACTTTAATATGAACACTATGGAACAATCTGCTCTTCGCGCTGAACTAGCCGAGTACACCGGCACATTCGGCTACGCGAAGACCTCGCCATTTTGTAAAAACGTCGTCACTGATGGTGTTTTGCACATGGTACTCAAGTGCGAAGCATTCTGGCTGATCGACGTAATCAACAGTCATTTGGACGGCGTTAGCCAACCGTTCGCGTCTACCACAATCACCAAGACGGGTGACAAGGCCAAGGTCGTTATGACCGATGGTAACGATGGGGTTTTGGCCGAGCAGAATATCCCTTACACGGATTTTCCGTTCGACGAGTTCGAAATCTGGTCCGAGCACGACGGCCATAGGTACGTCCATCTTCTCCCAAGCGAGCACTGATATGAAGTGCGCCATCTGCGAGGGAGAAATCCCACCAGTCGGGCTGTGGCTCGCTGGCAACGACGCCGATCCCATCGTCGATGGGCGGTGCTGCGAAGACTGCAACCGTAATGTCGTCATCCCTGCGCGTTTGAAGAACCTGCGAGAACAACGCAAAGCAAGATGAACGTCCTCATAGGTTGCGAGACGTCTGGCGTAGTGCGTCGGGCGTTTCTCGATGCTGGCTTTGACACTTGGTCATGCGACGTCTTGCCAGCAGATGATCCCACCAACCGACACATTCAGGCAGACGTGCGTGACGTCTTGGCATTACGCGTCTGGGATTTGGTTTGTGTCATGCACCCACCTTGCACTCGTCTGTGCAACAGCGGTGTTCGATGGTTACACACACCGCCACCTGGGCGGACACGAGAGGAGATGTGGGCAGAACTCGAAGACGGTGCCAAGCTGTTCGGCGATCTGCTCAACACAGCCCACGCCAAGCGTGTCGCTATCGAGAACCCTGTCATGCATCATCATGCCAAGGATCGCATCGACGGGTACTTCGAGTTCGACCAGTCAGTACAGCCGTGGCAGTTCGCCACGTCTGAGACAGACAGTGACAACGTGAAGAAGCGCACGTGTTTCTGGCTCCGCGACCTTCCAAAACTGATCCCAACAGGAACGCTCGACGGCAGTACAGCCAGAGCCGAGGTGCATAACGCATCACCGGGGCCAGACAGGTGGAAGAAACGATCACGCTTCTACGAGGGCATCGCGTCTGCGATGGCCGACCAATGGGGCAATCATGCCCTGTCAACACTAGCAGCATAAGGAGAAAAACTGTGCCTACATTAGCAACGTATTCGTATTGGGAATGGGAGGATGCCTTTTCCAAATTTGGCTTCAACGACGGAGATGGGTGGAACGGTACTTATCTTGTGTCCGATTTTATTGACACCCTTGGCTATCAGACTTCCTGTGACAATTGGGGCATCCACAATTACCTCATCACGGACATCCGAAAAGACGGAAAGTCTATCCTGTTTAAGGAAGATGCCAACGGATCGCTCGACGCATGGCTTCCCCACCTCGCACATATTAAAGAACCGTTGGGTTACGCAGAGCCATCAAGCTATCTGCCAAAAGAAATGCTTGATGAGCTCTGGGATCATTTCGACGAAAACTACGAGGTAGTAGTGGAGTGACCATGACCACACCATTCGAGAACGAGGACTTCGATTTTCTTCGAGAGATTTTCGCTTCCCACTATTCATACATGGAACGCAAGTCCTTGGGAAAAGCCGAGCGACGTCGAGCAACCGAACTGTTTGTTCGTCTGCACACGATAATGACCGAGGTAACTACCTTGGCCATTGCACACCAACAACTGAAGGAGAAGTGATGACTGACTTCCAATGGGTAATCGGCAGTCGCAAGACGAACGCTCTGCGTCTGATCGAGAGTGCCATCGCCAGCGTCGAAAAGTATGGCAACGGATACGAGATACCGTGGCGCAACAGGGGAACTCCGCACGACTACCATGTTGCACGTGGTCTTGTCAGTCTTGGCTATTTAGAGCAACGTAGGACTGGGCCACGTGGCGGAAAACGTCTGTGGCCAACAGACCTTGGTGAAATGATTGCTAACCAGTGGGGGGTGCTGTGATGGATACTGAAAAAGCCTATTCAGTCGGTTACGAAGCCGGACTTGATGCGCTCGACAAGATCAACGAAGTGTTAGGGGACGACGACCCTATGGCGCTCAAGAATGCACTAGCGGGAATGATGGTGTCGGCGATGGCTTGCACTTATGCGTTTGCACCTAGCGAAGAGGTGGCCGAAGAACTTATCAGCACAGCCCAGCAATTTGCGCTTAAAAATTGGGAGGAAGAAAATGCCAAATAACATTCCAATGATTAAAGAATACGAGGGGGTGAAATACCCAGCGACCACCCTTGACCCAAACGACTGCACTTTAAAGGATCAGATCACAGATTTATTAGATGCCGCAGATCAAGCATTTGCGGAAAATGACGTTGAATCGGACGAAACACATGATCCAGCATTCCCACTTATTGACGCTGTAAAATTACTAAACGCCGCCATAGAG